GTTCTGCTCAAGCTGGATAGCCATCCGGATTGAGAATAATACTTTTCACCTGCCACGGTTGAACCGTAATAGATAGTCGCTGCGACAGTCTGATCTTTGTACAGGTCGAAGAGTTCCGGCCATCCGTTAGAATCCATTGAGGTATTTCCTTCAATTGAGATTGTACCGTCTCGGTCTCCTGCAATGTATGTTTTGTGAGTTACTCCGGTTACTACGTCTTTGGATAGCTTGTTGGTAGTCTCCAACATATCCACGGAGTATTCCAAAGAGCCGGAGGTCTGACCAAGTACGGTTACTGATCCGACTTTTACAATTATGTGTTTGCCGTCAAATGCCATGTTTTTTTTATGTTGATTGAACGAAATATTTCAGCCTAAGATTCTTTACAGCTATCCTTCCGCTATCTGTTTCGAACATAGTTTCTGAATTGCTCTCAAATCTAAGGCTAAAGATATTTATCCCACCGACATTTCCAAATGTAGACAATCTATCTGGAGTTACCGCTTGAATTATAGTGTTGGCTAAATTGTTTACCTGATCAAAATCACCATCTCGACCAAGGAACTTTTCAACTACCGCAATGCTGATAAATCCTTCGTTTAAAAATGCCCGTTTTTCATCTAATGCCGTTTCGGATAAATCTTGAATCAATACATATTTTAGCACCGCATCCGGAGGCATCATAGACCATACCTTTACAGGTGCGATCAAAGGTTTCAATAAAGAAACCAAAGCGGTTTTTATTTGAGTTCCGGAGTTTATCATTTTATCAACTTAGCTAAACGTTCGGGCAGTCCTGCGGTTTCAGTTTCAAACGCTCTAAGCAATGCTCTTTTGCCACGTCCGGACTTCCCGCCTCGGTATTCGATCTTGTTTGCGTATTCTACGTTAGTTCCGACAATCACCTGAGTAGGCTTTAGGTTATAGCCTAATGATCCATTATAGGTGTTTCCTTTGTTGTCGGAATAGGTATGTGATTTCAAATCAGAATGCTCGGTGTGGATAGATGTTTGAAGCCGTGAGGTAACAACCGGAACAGCTATTTTATAAGTAGATTCAATCATAAATCCAGTCACCCGTAACTCGTCAATCATTGCCTTTTGTATTTCATCAGGCATTGAATCGAATTTATCGACTAATTTATTAACTTTCATTTCTAGTTTTACACTCATGAGGACAGGGTTACATCCGGTAATTCTTTAATCACGGCAGTCAACTCTAAGGTAAATCGGTCAATTTCTCTAATCGAGTTAATCAGGTAAGTCTTTGAACGATAATCAATCCGCATGGCAGTATTGATTTTATCTGTCTTTCCGTTTTTCCAAAGCATTACCTGTATGGTTTTGTTTCCGGCAAATTGACCTTCTTCCATACTTGTACCGTACGACCGCTCATTAACCTGACCCCATCCGGACCAATATTGCACATAGATTTCTCTAGTGCCTCCGGTAGGTCCAACGGTCATAATCGGCTCTTGAATAATGATAAATTTGTCTCTTTTCATACAAATGTCTTCCGTGTATGTCTTTTAATGACAAATTTTACTTTATCCGGCATATTCACCGTGTTCACGTCACCTCTGAAATACCAAAATGAAGCAAGTTCATAAATGGCATTTAAAATATCCTCATTTACATAGGCTTTGGTGGTGTAGGTAATCGTTGCATCAGCAGATTCATTGACGTATGGATATGCTTTTCCTTTAGTGTCAGCAGTTCCGGACACAATCGTTAAAGTATCCGGATCAATAGGTCCATAAGGCAAAAATCCGATATACTCATCGCAATACACTTCCAATTCTCTGTCAATTAATGACAAATTTGTTGCGGTTTCAATTGCCTGCCTAGCTTGTCTTAAAAAAGATTTGATCAGATCGTCTTCGATCCCGTTTGAATCTTCGGAACGAAAATAAAGCTGGGCATCTTGAAGGACAGTTGGCTCTGATCCTATTTCGGTGTCGGATATGATTTCAAATATCATTTTTCAAATGATCTGTGTCTAATTGTGGATGGTTACTCCAGATTCGATAGGCATGAACTATGTATAGCCCTTTAATTATTGCTTTATTTTTGATTTTGCTTGAAAAATGCTGATCAAAAACAAAGTTGGGCAGACTGTCAGGCATTTCAAATCCTCTTACTTCATTCCATGTTTTTTTTGAGAAAAGCATAAAATAACCCGGTATTACGTTTTTTGTATGCTTTACCTCTTCACCAAATATGTAATAATTTTCTTTCGCTACAAAATAATGGGCTTTTAGGTCAAACACATCGAACATTCCGCTAACCAAAAACTCAGGGACATTGCATCGGTTTGTCATTGCCCCATACAAATCAGCCTTACCGGATTCAGCTATTCTTTGTACCAGTTGTTTTTGTTGATGAAATAAAAACATCGTATCATAGTCGGTAATACATATCCAGTCCTCGTCCGGAATCAACTTGCAGGCTTCATTGTATGCCTTTGCAATATCTTTATCTTCCGAAAATGGTTGTAGGTAGTGGACTTTCATTTGTGTTGAAACCAAGCTGAATGGTGGTATTCTTCAAACTGTTTGAATCGGGTATTTACCGGATCGCCATGCCGTAAAACTTCCGGATAGAATTTTCTTGCTAAGTAGTTGACCAATGCCATATCGGTATGCACAGTAGGATCATTTGGTTCTCTTAATATCTGATCAGCTAATCTATCAATCAGACCAAAAGCGTATTCAAAGTCACCTCCAACTATTCCGGCATTCAATAGAGGCTTATCGGCATTGGCTTCTTTGACTTTTGTGTAATCTTTAATTTTAATGAAAGGCTCGTTGTATTTTTCGACCCATACATTTACCCAAGTATTATTCCATTCATCACCGATATAAAGTTTTCCGTTTTCCATGTACGAAAATGGATTTCTCAGCAGTTTAATATCGGTCGAATCCACACAGAAAAACTTGGTGTGATGGTTTTTTTCCAAGTAATCCCGATAGATAAGCCAACGATAGGACAACGGACTTTTCTTTGGATTTTTTGCTACCCTCCTAAAATGAACGTTGCCAAAATCTTTTACCTGATCAAAGCAATCATGGAAGACAATCAAAGGGGTATTTGTATTCTGACAGGTATCTATTAATCCTCTGATTTCGCCTAAATTTCCACCCCAATAATATCCCCTTTGTGGGTCTTTTGCCCCGTTAAAGTAACTTGTCAATATTATAGGCTTTAACGGAATATCGTTTTTCATAAAAGGTACAAATCTCGGAAAAGCCTCTGACTTCATGTACCTGTCACGGTTGTAGTCAATTAATGCCGTTCGATCGATTACCGTAGTTACAATATTGGAGTGCATATCATAGGAATAGAAATATTCTTCGCTTCCTTTAATATCCGGAAATGGACATGGATTGATTTTTAAAAGCCAGCACCTCCTTGAATATTCCGGATGCTCATATCCCCAAATTGCAAAGCCTTCATCCATCCCTCCGGCAACTTCCAAGGCTTTTTTGGTGAAAAACATCATGCACCCTCTTGGACTTGACCAGCTTGTTACGTTGTTTGGCAAATGATCAACAATGTGCATTCCATCACCTCGCCAAACAAAATTGAATGAAGCATGATTAAGCCCTGTGTTAATGTAGGCTTCCGCCCATCCTTCCTTTACTGGGTAACAATCATCGTCGAACAAAAAAAGATAGTCGCAATCTTTCAGTAATTCCAAGCATTTGTTTTTTGCTTTGGCAATCCCCGCTTGAAATGGAAATCGATAATCGGCTCGGTAATATGGATCGTCCGAGGCATCGTCAACAACAATAATTTTTGACCCTTTAGGAGCAAACTTCCTGATTTCACGGATAGATTTTTCAGCTATTTCCCGACGGTTGCGAGTTGTTATGCCTATTCCTATTTTCATGTATCAAATCTAAGAAAAAATAAATAGAAAAAGCCCCGGCAAAACCGAGGCTTTAACAACAACAAAAACACCCTATGAATTACTAATTAAGTCGAAGGAGTAAGGTTAGTGATAGCGGTAGCAATTGCACCACCAACAAAGGCATTTGGTCTGTAAACCGCCTGCAAGATTCTTTCCTCAATCCTTGCGGTGATCAAGTTCTCCTGTACGTTCTTGTCATCCTGCTCAAAGAATCGAAGGCTGATTCCTTCTCTCTGCATCGGCATTACATATCGGCTATCACCGACAACGTAGTTACCAGCGGAAATTGCAGTAGTCGGGAATACAGGGATACCAAACACGTTCAAGCTAGATGCAGAAGCATTGAAAATGACATTCTGCAAATATGCTTTATCGTCCTGCTTTAAAGTCACCATTTTCCAATAGTCAACAGGGTTAACCAAGGCAAAGTTTGCGGTGTAATCCAAAGCTGCCAATTTAGCTGCAGAACCAGCAATCACGTCATAAATCTGAGGTGATGTGATAGTCAATCCAAATGAAGACGGTGCAGATGCAGACTGAAGGAATCCTTGAACTCTACCGTTAGAGCCAGTACCATTCAATAGTTCATCGTCTTCTTTGATCATCAAATCGGCAACCATAACAAGCTGAATGAAAGAAGATAGACCCCTAACGTTGGTCAAAGTCTGACGTCCGATTTTCTGCCATGCTGCGATGGTAGATTCAACGGCAGTCACCAATTCAGCCTTGTATTCAACCTGTGGCTTGGCAGAGCCTTCCGGATTCTGAACACCAAAAGAACCATCCTTTGCAGTCTCTCTCAAATACGGGTAAACCTCCTGATCGGTAGCACCCATGCCAATGATCTGACGGATGTAAGTCTGACGTCTTGCAATCGGAACGATAGTTTCGTTGTTATTGATTGCAAATCGACCCTGTGCGGTATTACTTCCGGTGATGGAGTTGGTTGCAGTCATGATTGACGGGTCTTTCTGAATGTAAAGTTCAGCCGTCTTGGTTCTGCCTGACTTCAGAGCAGTCATCGCATCCATTGACTTTACGATGCTTTCGGAAAGAGACGCGGAGAAAGACACATCGTTAGAAACTTTGTTCTCATAGTCA